AGTTTTTAGTACAAAATATAGAATTGAAGAATGGCATGGTTTGGCTAAAGATATTCCTAATAAATATTTTGATTATTTGATAGATACTATTTATTCAGTAGAGGACGAAGGATATAGTTGCATAATAATAGATTTAAAATCATAAAAATTTTTTCACAGCCTAAGCGTAAAGCGCACAGCGTGGTGCAAGTCCACGCATAGGCTTTACAACTGAATATAGTAAATAATGAAAGGGGTGAAAACAAATGACTAACAATATAAAGTTAGGCACTTTAGTCAAATTTAGTGCCACTACTAGTTTTTGGTTGCACGATATTCAGTACGATATTGATGAGTTCTATACACGCTCTCAAATATTGAAAAACAAACAAATATCACGACTGAAAGTAATAAGTTTTAAAGCATTATCAGAAAAAGAAATGATTTACGTCAAAGTAGAAGAATAGAAAAGAGGTACGAAAAATGTTATACAAAAACAGAAAAATGTCGCAGGATGATATTGATGAGGTTTATGAGGATTTCGTGATAGAGATAGCAGCTAAGGTTGCTAAAAAGGTAAATGGCAAGGTGTTTTATGGATATGCTAACATAGAGAATATGTGGTATGTCATAATTAAAACACGTGAACTAGGTGAAAAGCGTTTTTTCCTTAATACACTCGATTATGATATGATGGCTGGTGTATCATCAAAAGAAATATCGGCCAATATACTAAAGTTATATCATAAAATAGTTGAGGGGAGATTTTTTATAGTATGAGTAATAAAGAGATTAAGCAACACTGTAAAATATTATATCATAGATATAGATTAGTCATAAAAATTATAAATTCATATTATTATAAAGACTTTATAAGTTTTAGAGCTGATATGCTGTTACTAATAAATTGTATAAGTAGTTATAATTTTATGATATATGGTGATTTTGAATATTTAGTAGCATTGAATGATTATTATGAAATACAATGCACTGATATTATGTATGAACGCTTGTCATTAGAATTTAAAAAGAGAGGATTATAATATGACAAACAAAAGAATGCACAAATTAGAACGTAAAGTTAGAGTAAATTTTCAGAACTTTAATCAAATAATTTGTCCAAAAGATGTTGAAATTAAATGTTTAGACCAAATTACAAAATTATTGTTTAATAGGATATGGTATTTACATTATAGAGGTAATATGACTCTTAGTGAAGCATATTTTATGTTATTGTGTGCTAGAAGATATTATGAGTATTACAAAAAACTGATAAATAAACATTTTAGCTAGTTTGCACAAGTTTTCGTAAATTTTCGTAAATTATAGAAAACTGAAATGTGGAAAAGTTCATAAAATGTTCATAATTTAGACATAGCATAGTCACAGTTATACTGTACTATATAATATGTAAAGAGGTAATTCATCTCTTACAATACGTTTGCTTTAATACTATGTTACCGCGCTATTGCTAGTCAATACGTCACAATAGTGCGGCCTCCTCAAAGAAAAGGAAGTAATTAATAATGATAGAAACATTATACGCACAACTCATATCAGACCCTAATACACGCAAGGTATTATGTCGCACGGACAAACGAAACGTCACAACAGAAACAATTTATCGTGATGATTGCAAAATCATAATTCGTCATAAATTTGATGATTTTCTTTCATGCCTTATAGTCAAGAGATAGTAAGCTATCAATAAAACAGATTGCAAAAATCAACTTGACTACTACACCTACTGGTGTTACAATTTTATTACAATTAACTTTACAAGTCATAGCACAAAGAAAAGGAGAAAAAGACTATGAGAAAACCAATGGTTACACGTACAATTATTTCAACATCTATCACAGCTTTATGCGTAAATCCACAGACGGCCGAGACATTCGAGCAGGAGTTCATTCTTACTGGCAAGATTGCTGACAAAGACAAGGTACTTAAGAGAGTGTCAAAACTTTACAGCACAGATGATTGCACTATTGTTGCAATTCGCAACCTCAAAGAGGTCAATGAGCTTTATGGTATGGATGAAGCAGACTTTATTGCAGGAGCAAAGATACTTGACCCTGCTACACGTAAAGAGATTGAAACAGAGCAGGCAGACGCAGAATAAAAAGAAAAGGAGATAAACAATCATGTCAATTACAATCAATTCACAGACAAAGGATTTTACAGAGGTAGAGCAGTACTTAATGACATTAGATAGAGGTATTAAATCTATCAAGGATGTAGAGGACAATACATCAATTCCAGTAGCAGGCTTTCTTACATTCACAGATGAAAAAGACAATGGTGATAGCGTTGATATTTTGTCAATCATCACACCAGACAATGAAGTATTCTCTTGTCAGTCAGCAACTTTCAAGCGTAGTTTTGATAATATTGCTAACATCATGCATGGTAAACCGTTCAGTGTTATCAAAATTAGTGGCACGACAAAGAATGGTAGGCCATACATTGACTGTGCACTTGATGTAAAATCAGTAAAATAAAATTTTATCTTACTGTTGGCCCTTGCTATTAAGTTAGCAGGGGTCTTATTATTTTAGAGAGGAGAAAAAATAAGTATGGCAAATAAACTTACCAAAAATCAAAAAGCATATCAATCTATATTAGATGAAGCAGAACATCAAGGTATCTCTACGCAAGGCTTAAAATCTTTTCCAAAAAAAATAACACAAGATACTTTACAGAATTTGCAATCAGAAATAGCACAACGACAAAGTGCAGAAACCTATACAGTTACAGACAGTATTATTTCAAGATTACAAGCTTTACCTAGTAAAAAGCAGGCATACACACATGGTGGTGAAGCTATAGATTATAATCTCGAAAATTTTTATTATACTGTTTTAGGAATTATAAAACAAATGCAAGAAGATTTTGGAAACGAACAGTATGAATATTATTTACAACAAAATGAAGAAGAAATTATATCAGCAATAGATAGTATAAATGAGAGTGTATATTCAGAAGTAGTGCAGGCAAAGACGGAAGATTTAATACCTTTATTATCAAATCACGATATGTCACGCATATCAGCAATACAATCTAATGTTATTAATGAATATTTTGGATTTACTGATTTAGATAATATATGAAAAACTATAGAAAATTCATGTGTGATTTTGAGACTACAGTATATAAAGGGCAAAAATCTACAGAAGTATGGGCGAGTGCAAGCGTAGAATTATATACAGAGAACGTTCAGATTTTTCATTCTATTGATGAACAGTTTAATTATTTTAAGTCGTTAGATTGTGACATAATAGCTTATTATCATAACCTTAAATTTGATGGTAATTTTTGGCTGTCATATTTATTAACGGATTTAAAATATGAACAGGCATACGAGTCATTTAATGAGGACGGCACTCAAGGTGAATTTATAAAAGAAAGATACATGAAAAATAATACTTTCAGATATACTATATCATCTATGGGTCAATGGTATATGGTTACTATTAAAGTTAATAATCATTTTATTGAATTAAGAGATAGCTTAAAACTATTACCATTCTCAGTAAAACAAATAGGTAAATCTTTTAAAACAAAACATCAAAAATTAGACATGGAATATAGTGGCTATAGATATGCAGGATGCAATATAACTGATGACGAAAAACGTTATATAGCTAATGATGTATTAGTAGTTAAAGAAGCACTAGAACAGTTATTCAATGACGGACATGATAAACTTACAATAGGTTCATGTTGTATAGCAGAATATAAAAATTCTTTAGGCGCTTATGATTATAATGATTTATTCCCTGCGCTTGATGAATTTACACTTGATAAAAATATTTATGGTTCGTCAAATGCAGACGAATATATACGGCACAGCTATAGAGGGGGATGGTGCTATTTAGTAAAAGGAAAAGAAAATATTGTTAGACATAACGGAGTGACAGCTGATGTAAACTCTTTATATCCTAGTATGATGCACTCGCAAAGTGGTAATTATTTTCCAATAGGTAAACCATATTTTTGGACTGGTAATATAATACCTAACGAAGCAATAGGTGAAAATAAATATTATTTTTTAAGAATAAAAACACGCTTTTATATTAAAGAAAATATGTTACCATTTATTCAAATAAAAGGTAATCATTTATATAAAGGTACAGAGTCATTAACAACTAGTGATGTATTAGATAAAAATGGAAACTACAATAGATACTATAAAGATATTAATGGTAACATAAAAGATACTGCACAAATAATGACAGTAACAATGACAGATTATAAACTAATGTTAAAGCACTATGAACTTGTTGATTTTGAAATCTTAGACGGATGTTGGTTTTATTCTGACATAGGAATATTTGATAACTACATCAATCATTATGCAGAAATTAAAATGAACAGTAAAGGTGCAAAGCGTACAGAAGCGAAATTGTTTCTCAATAATCTTTATGGCAAACTTGCTAGTAGTTCCAATAGTAGTTTTAAGGTTGCGTATGTAAAAGATGATGATAGTATAGGCTTTTATATAGTACCTGCTAATAATAAAAAGGTGGGGCATATAGCCACTGGTAGTGCAATAACATCATACGCACGTAACTTTACAATCACAGCTGCTCAAAAAAATTACTATGGTGTAGATAAAGCAGGTTTTATTTATGCTGATACAGATAGCATACATTGTGACTTGCCTGCTGATAAGATTAAAGGAATAATAGTAGACCCAGTAAAGTTTTGTTGTTGGAAATTAGAGAGCAGTTGGGACACAGCTATTTTTACAAGGCAGAAAACATATATAGAACACATAACTCACAATGATTTAATACCCATTGATGAACCATACAACGATATAAAATGTGCAGGTATGCCACAGAAATGTAAAGATTTATTTGACAAATCAATGCAGGGATATAAAGTAAAGGAGAGTGATAACTATACACAAAGTGAATTAAAATTCTTAGAAACAAAAAGAGACTATAATGATTTTAAAGTTGGTTTATGTGTCCCCGGAAAATTACTGCCAAAAAGAATTAAAGGTGGCGTATTACTGGTGGACACGACATATGAAATGAGGTGAAAATAATATGATAACATTGTTAGTAGATTTATATTATAGATACAAAGCAAAGAAGCATGAAAAAACTTGTAATCATATTTGTTGTTTCTGTCAGTACAAATATGATTGTGATTATTTTACAAGGGAGAGATGAATTTATGAATGATAAAATGGAAAAAGTAGTGCAGGAACTACGCAAAAGATTTAGAGGTTCAATCGAGTTTTATGATGTACCATGCACAGAGCAATATAAAATAGAATATTGTTTAAATGGATTATACATTTCAAAGTTACTACCATACGATTTTATAAAGAAAAAAGATACAAGAGAAATTGTACTATCATTAAACATATTAATTGCAACAGATATACACAATCATTTTTACAAATAAGGAGATTATATTATGGAGAAATATTATATGAGAAAATTTAATAAGTTTGCTGATTTCATAGTAGAATGTTTACGCGAAGAATATACAAAAATTGATTTTAATAGTTATGCATTAGAAGAAGAATATAATACAGTAACAATAAAGTTATATATTACATTAAATAGTGATGAATATGAATTAAGAATACCATGTAATTTTAATGCACCTATATCAAAAATATTACATGAAGCTAAAAATGATATTATTCAAATAATATTAAATTGTTATAAATAAAAAACAAAAAGGCAGGAGTACAAACTCTTGCCTTTTCTATATCTATAACTATTGCAGAACACGAGCGCACAGCATTTACGACAATACATACTAGCGTTATCTTCCAAACGTGCTACCTAGCAGTATCAAGTGAACATACAACAGCAGATACCTAATAACTGATAGTCTTGAATAAGACTTCCTTGCATTTAAGGTTCTTAAATCTAAAACAACCTTTTTCAAAATAATATCTTAACTGACTAATAAACAAATCATTCTGTTTTAACATAACATAATTAATATCATGGTCATTAACAGTAACGCTTATTTTACTTCTAAAAGTACTATCTGCTTTATCATCAATATATAAGAAGCCCTGCTCACTGTATTGTTTCACAGCATAATCATGGCTCATATATCTTAGTGTTGCAACATATTTTCCTTTTCCTACTGGTGTATCAATAAAAGCAGTGTTATCATTTAAGTACACATTTTCACTTGAGTATGCGACATACTGATTATTCTTAAATGCTCTATTGAAACCACTCTCTTTCTGCGCTTTACTAGCAGTTTCTATAAAACCACTTTCCAGTACAAAACCATCTCCCTTTAAGAAATTAGTTTCACTGTTTAATCTTTCAGATATTCCCAACTCTACATAATAAGGGTTAATAATACTAACGGCATTACTTAACATATATACTGGTAAATATCTTGCCTGCTCACCGTGACCTCTTGCTATACTAGTATGTACACTGATAAATTTTCTTATTTCATCATTACAATAGTGATTAGTTTCGCTCTGAAATTCATCAAATAACATACTATCAGTATCACTAAGTAAGTGACTATATTTTTTCAACTGGTCTGCACTATTTAAACTAATGGCATAACCACAGTGCTGTTCATTTAAAAACAAACTATGATAGATACCGCTTGCACAACGTTCACTTTCCATAGTATAGTTTCTAAAAAACAATGTTTGTAAATCTTTAAAGAACTTATTAGATACATCATCAAGCTCGTAATTGTACCTATAAATCAAACAGAATTTTTTACCATATTTTAGAAATCTGTTTATTAATAGCCTGCCAAAATAAGTTGTTTTACCACCGCTTCTATTGGTAGTACATAAAAACAGTTCAGGCTTTAATCCATTTATGTCTTTCATTGATAACAATTTTGTGCCGTCATAGTATTTATTTTCACTCATATTGTTGTACTCTTTTCTTAAATTTGCCTATATTTATCTCAATTTATTATAACATATTTATTGCAAAATTTCAAGTAATATGATATAATTAAAAGAGAATAAAAGAAAGGCGGTGAGAGTATGGATACAATGCAGATGATTTTGCAGGCTATAACTACAGTGGGATTTCCTATAGTAATGTGTTTATGTTTAGCATGGTACTGTATGAAACTTGATGATAGTCACAAGGCAGAAACAGATAAGTTCACAACAGCATTAAATGAAAACACACTTGTATTGCAGAAATTATGCGATATACTGAATGTAGAAAGAAGTGACAAAAATGAGTAAAGTCGATACATACACAGATTACATGATTGCAATAGCAAATGACAATTCACATGGTTATTCACAGATTAACAGAAGTGGAAATCCAGACTTTGATTGTAGTTCATTAGTTGGGCATGCACTTGCTACAGCAGGATTTAATGTAAATGTAAACAGCACAACAAGAAATTTGTATGAACAGTTAAAACGTTGTGGCTTTACTTCTTGTAACAGGCCTTTTCAAAAAGGTGATATTCACTTAGCGGTAGGACATCATGTTTGTGTTTCAACAGATAGTGAGCATATAGTTCATGCAAGCATTGATGAAAATGGAACTACAAAAGGACATAAAGCAGGAGACCAAACTGGAAAAGAAATATGTATAAGAAAATATTACACACCTAGTTATGGTTGGAGTTATCATTTACGTTATAACGGAGACAAAGGAAGTGCAGGTTATAATATGAATTTATTGAAAAGAGGTTCATCAAATAATGACGTAACAGTATTTGAAATACTTATGACAAAGTTAGGATATTACACTGGTAACATTGATACAAAGTATGGTAAAGGCTGTGTAAATGCGTGTGAGAATTTTCAGACAAAACATGGATTAACTGTTGATGGTGAGTGTGGTAAAAACACATGGAATAAACTTTTTAGTTTAGGTATAAGATAATGGCATGGATAGTTAAAGTAGGAGTAAGTGCATATTTAACACATTCTGAAATGGAAAACAATGCTGCCGAATTTTATGGATATTTCAACAGTAAAGGTTTTACCATTGAGAGTGTAGCAGGGATGCTAGGAAACTTACAGCAGGAGTCAAACATTAACCCAGGGATGAAACAAACAGCAAGTGCAAAAAGTGGTTGGGGTTTAATACAGTGGACACCTAGCAGTAACCTAACAGATTATGCAGCTGCACACGGTGCTGATTGGTCTACTGGTGAAATACAGACACAGCTAATGTGGGATGAAATAATAAATGGTTATGGTGGTCAATGGATACCTAAGCCGTCACTGGGATATGGTTATACTGGTGCAGAGTTTTCGCAACTAACTGATGTTGCAGAAGCATGTAAAGCATATTTATATGAAAGAGAACGTGCAGGGGTTGAAGCATTAACCAAAAGATTAACATACGCTAATAACTGGTATGAATATCTAACAGGTGTTACACCACCTACACCACCTACACCACCTACACCGACTAACCGAAAACGTATGCCACTTTGGATGATGTGTAGGCCATTATTTTAAATAGAAAAGAGGTGAGAAAAAATGGCAGTACTTTCACATGATGATTTTATGAACGCAGTAAAAGGACTAGCAGGTGATAGCGCTGATGATAATACGCTTACCATGATTGAAAATTTTACTGATACATTCAATGACCTTGAAGCACGTGCAAGTGATACTACTGATTGGAAAACAAAATACGAACAGAATGACAATGAGTGGAGAGAAAAATATAAAGCACGATTTTTTGAGGGCAAAGAGGGTATAGACCCTAATGAAGTATTAAGGAAACAAAAGGAAGATATTACTGATGATGGTAAAGACATTTCCTTTGATGATTTATTTAAAGAAAGAGAGGGCTAAGAATTATGGCTACAAAACCAAAAATTAAGACACTTACTAATTCAAGCGTTGATATTTTAAATGCAATAAGAAACAACGCAAGCACAAACTACAGAGATTATGTGCCGCAGGCCACAGCTGACTCTGACTCAATCAGAGAAATCGGCGCAGTAATTATGGACTATCCTGCTTTACAGAATGAATTTTTATCTGCTCTTGTAAACAGAATAGGTAGAGTAATTTTAACAAGCAAATCATATGACAATCCATGGGCTATGTTTAAAAAAGGTATGCTCGAGTTTGGTGAGTCTATCGAAGAGGTATTTGTTAATATTGCAAAACCGTTTCAGTTTGACCCACAGATTGCAGAGTCCAATGTATTCAAGCGTGAAATTCCTGATGTACGCAGCGCATTTCACATCATGAACTATCAGAAGTTCTACAAAGCTACAATCTCAAATGACCAGTTAAGACAGGCTTTTCTGTCTATTGATGGCATTACAGATTTGATTGCTAAGATTGTAGATGCTATGTATACTGGTGCTAACTATGACGAGTTTCAGACTATGAAGTATATGCTTGCAAAACATATCTTAAATGGACTGATGAACCCAGTTACTATTCCTGATATTAATACTGCAAACATGAATAGCATTGTTAGTACTATTAAGGGAGTATCAAACAAGTTTACTTTCCTTAATTCAAAGAATAACCTTGCAGGAGTTATGAACCATACACCTAAGCAGGAGCAGTATTTGTTAGTCAATTCACAGTTTGATGCTACCATGAATGTTGAAGTACTTGCAAGTGCTTTTAATATGGATAAAGCAGAGTTTGACGGACATCATGTACTTGTAGATAGTTTCGGTGATTTAGACATTGAGAGATTAAATATTCTCTTTGCTGATGACCCGACCT